AATTGAGATAAAACCAGATGCACAGACACGACCACCGACAGGTCAACGCAGGACGAAACGATATATCACCGAAAGTCTGACTTATGTTAAGAATATGAATAAGTGGAAGGCAGCCAGTGAGTATGCAAAAGACCGTGGTTGGAGTTTTGCTATATGGACAGAGAAGACCGAACCATTGAAATCAATGATACCGAAATCAACAAAACAACTAAAACCTTTCAAAAGACGTAAGAAATAAGTATAAATACTGGCATGAGTAACTTATTCCAAAGACTGGAACTGCAAGCATTCCGTGCTGGTATTACACCACGCACAAAGGAATCGCGTGAATGGTTTCGTAAGAAAGCAAAGAACCTTCGTTCTGTCAACCGTGAAGCGTTGATGCAAGAGAAGGAACTGAATCGTGGTGGTAAACAAATCATTGGTTCGATGCAGATGTTCTTCTATGACCCGAAGACCAAAGACACCCTTCCATACTATGATGCGTTTCCTCTGGTGATTGTGGTTGGCCCTGCGGAAGGTGGGTTCTATGGATTGAACCTTCACTATCTTCCACCACTTCTTCGTGCGAAGTTCCTTGACTCCCTTCTGGATATCCAGTCCAGTAAGACAAGTGATGATTCCAAGTTCAATATCACCTATAAGAGATTGCAGGCTGCAAGTAAGTTCAAGTATTTCAAACCATGTTTCAAACACTATCTGAATGACCATGTGAAGAGTAAGTTCGCAGAAGTCCAAGCACCAGAGTGGGAAATCGCAACCTTCCTACCAACCGCAGACTTCCGCAAGAGAAACTCTTCCAAAGTGTTCTCAGATTCAAGACGGATGATAGGATAATGGTATTTCGCGTAGACGATTTTAGAGCGCAAGTAAGCAGAGGTGGTGGGTTCGCATCACAGAACATGTTCCGTGTTCAACTGCCTCGTATTCAGGGTGCGCCTCTGGGTGGTAACGACCCAAGAGAACTAGACATGTTGTGTCGTGTAACTAGTTTGCCAGGCCGTCAGGTTTTGTCAACGGACAAACAGATTGGAACAGTTCTAACCAAAGTTGCAAACGGATATGCAGTTGCAGATTTGAATATGACATTCTATTGTATGAACGACTATGGCATTCGTAAATACTTTGAGACATGGCAAAACCTCGCACACAATCAACAAACAAAAACGATTGGGTATTTCAAAGACTATGCCAAACCAGTTGTCATTCAACAACTGAAGAAGGGTGTGTCATTCCCAATCAAAAAGAAGAAAGTTTTTGATACTGGTAGAATTCCTAGTGGTATTCGTAATCGTCTCCCTCGTATTGGGCCACTTGACCTTGCACAGGGTGAGATTGATTTGAACGGTATCTTTGGTGACCAGATTGCATACAGTTGTGTTCTTGAGAATGCATACCCAACAACACTGAATGAAATCACACTAAATAATGAAACGCAAGATGTTGTGGAAGTGTCAGTCCAATTGTCTTACAAAGACTGGCGCTCCCAACAAGGCGAAATCTCCAGCGGTTTGGTTGAAGGTCTCGCAGGCGAATTGATTCGTAGAGTATTAAGGTAATTATGGAGTTAAATTATGGCATTACCTAAGTTAAATGATACACCGAAGTATGAACTAGAAATCCCTTCCACAGGAAGTGTAATATCATATCGGCCGTATCTTGTCAAGGAAGAAAAAATTCTTCTTATGGCATTTGAGTCGCAAGACCAGAAACAAGCAATGAGAGCAATGGTAGACACGGTTGTTGCCTGTGTGTATGAGGATATAAATCCACAATCACTGACAACCTTTGATGTTGAATATATGTTCTTACAAATTCGTTCCAAATCTGTTGGTGAAACATCAACGATTGGTGTGAAGTGTTCTGAGTGTGAACATCAGAATGAAGTGGTTGTCCCTGTTGGTGACATCAAGATTCCAAAATCAGATGTGAGTAAACTAATTGAACTTACCCCAGAGATTTCTATTGAGATGACATACCCAAAATTCAATGAAGTCGTTGATGGATATGAAGAGGGTAAACAGGAAAGTAAATTTGCATTTGAACTAATTGAAAAAAGTATTGGTGCAATCATCACTCCTGACGAGAGAATCAACACCAACGAAGTTAAATCAGTCGAAGTAAAAGAATTTGTTGAATCCATGACAACCGCACAGTTGTCTATGGTATCAGACTTTGTAGAACAAATGCCTACACTGAAACATGACATCGAATTCAATTGTTCGAATTGTAGTTCAGATAATAAACAAGAACTGAGAGGGGTCGCTGATTTTTTCTGATAAGCCTCTCCCATGAGAGTTTAGTGAATCATTATAATACGAACTTTTCTATGATGCAACACTTTAAATACTCATTAACGGAACTGGATATGATGATGCCGTGGGAGAGGGAAATATATGTCAGTATGTTATTACAACACCTAGAAGAAGAAAAAGAAAGAGCAAAACAAAATGGCTGAGATGAACGCCGTCACTGAACAACTAAGACATAACAGTGAACAACAACAAGAAGACGCAAAAGAGAACCGCGAAGTTCTTAGTAAAATTGTCGGCAAATTTGCTGAGATGTTCAAACGTGATGACCGTAGTAAACTTGATGCACTTGAATCCCAAAGGGATAAAGATAAAAAGGCAAAAGAAACACTTGCACCATTAGCAAAGGTGAGTGCTAAAGATATTCTGTCTCCAAGCGGAATACTTGGTGTTGCGGGTGCGGGTGCAGTCGGGGCTATTGTTGGTCTTGCATCAGCCTATGCAAACTTCTATAAAGATTTGTTTCAAAGAATCGCTGGTGGTGATAAGAATGGTAGGAAAGGATTCTTTGGTCGTATGAGAACACGGATTCTCGCACCATTCAAAAATTTCATGATTGGGTTTACCAAGATTGGAGCTGAGATAAATGCTGGTGTGAAAGGTCTAAAAGAACTCAAAGTTTCAGACTTTACCACTAAAATGGCTAAACTAGGTGCAACACTAAGATTGTCACTCGCTGGTGGTATTCTCGAACCGCTTACTCAATTATTTAAGGGAATAACTGAACCATTCAAATTCTTGAGAGACAATTTAAAGCAACTTGGACTTGGAGCTGATAAAAATCCTATTGTAAGAGCCATTGGTAATTTTTTAAATGTCTTCGGACGATTTCTTCGTTTCTTTGTTGGAATAATTGGTAGAGTATTCTCAGCTCCATTTGTTTTTGCATTTAATTTCATTAAAGAACTGATTACTGGTGAGGGTGATATTGGACAAAGAATTGTCAACGGTCTCCTAGAAGGTGTTCGAGGTGTCCTCAACTTCTTTATCTTTGACTTTGTTGAACTCATAACAGGTGGGTTAAGAAAAGTATTTGAATATTTCGACTTGGAACTTGGTGTAAAAATTATAAATATTTTCGATAAAGTCGTTGGAAAGATAGGTGATGCATTCAACGAAGCGATTGACCTTTTGACGGGATTTGTCTTGGGTGAAGATTTAAATGAATTAGCAAATAATTCACCAACTCTTCAAGCGTTTGTAGAATGGCTTAAACTTGGTTGGTTGAGAGACGGGGTTGCAGAACTTTTTTCCTTTGCTGACAATTATGTAAAAGAAAGTATCATTCCAAAAGTAAAGAGTATTTTTGACTTCGTTGGTGAACTATTCGACAGATTGGTTCAAAACGTAAAAAACTTTATAAAAGACAAATTTGGAATAGCAGACGACAGTGAAGTGCAAGGCAATGCTTTTCAAGATGTAAATAAAGCTGATTTGTCTGATGAACAAAAGAAGTTCTTAAAAGACAGAAATCAAGCACTACAGAGAATTAGAGAAGAAAACCTACAGGGTGATGCATTGAAGTCACGTCTCGATGCAATCAATAAGATGGCAACAGAACAAGGTGTTGCAGGAATGAACTATGTGGACAATAGCACTGGTGCAGTTTATCAGTCATCAAACTCATTTATTCAAGACTACTCGGCTGCAACCGACGATACCGACAAGAAGCCTAATTAAAAAAGGGTGACCGAAGCCACCCTTTCTCATCATCCATAGGAGAATGAATCCTAGTCTTCCGCAGCGAGTTTCGCGAAGTAAGACAGTGTGTCATCATCGTCATCGGTTGATGCGATGGCAGGTTCAGGCGCAGACTGAATGACTTGCGGTTCTGTTGCTTTTGGTTCAACAGTCTCGGCAGTCTGTGTCAGTGCTTCGTTCTTGACAGTTGCACCACCACCTGTTGCTTGACCCAGAACAGTTTCGAGACGTGCTTTCAACTCATCATAGGTTTTGTAACTTGATGCATCGGTGAACTCAGTGACCTCGTGCAACTGATTGTAGGTTGCTTCGAGTTTGGTCTCATCGGCATCGAACAACGCAGCGGGTGCTTTGAACTCTGACTTGTCATAGTTACGATATCCTGCAACATTACGAATCTTCAGTTGGAAGTTCGCACCAGCCCAGAAGTCAAACGGATTGATTGGTGTTTCGCCAGGAAACTCTGGTTGCATCTTGTCCATAACCTTATCAAAGATTTTCTTACCATAGTCATACAGGAATACCTTACCCTCATTCTGAGGATTGGCAGGGTCACTGATAACAATGATGTTAGAGACGTGATGCAGACGGCGTTTCTGTTTACGAGCAAGCTCTTTGTCCTCATCAATACCAGAGTTCCAAAGACGTGAGTTGTATTCACTCACAGGGTCATTGTTACCCAGAGTAGTCAGAGACTTCTCAACATACCATTGACCAGTCGGGCCTTTAAAGAAGTGGTCGAAGTAACGAACCCACGGGAGTTCCTGACCTTCGACAGCAGGAAGAAAACGAATCTCTGCGTATCCGTTACCAGCGTCATCGACAGTTGGTTTCCAGAAACGTAGGTCTTCATATTTGTTTTTGGTTTGTTTTGTGCCAGACATTTCTTGGGCAGCAGATGCCAGTTTAGAAATATCAGGACGATTAGATTTTAGATTTGCAAAAGACATATTTGTATTCTCCGTATGTATTTGTATTAAGTGTATTCATTGTATCATAATATAGTGTATTTGTCAATACATTTATTTATTCGGATAAGGATTTTGAGTTACCCTTATCCAGATAATTGAGTTTCATTGCTTCCATCTCAATTCTCTGCTTAATTGATGTGGAGAGATATTTCTTCACATCTTCAACCTCTATCGTATTTTCTAGACAGAGGTGAATTACAGCGTCCATATAGGACAGACTGTTTTGTTTAACGGTGTCCTCAATCATACGAGAGAACTTCTTCTTACTTAGAAAGTTTGCCTCCTCGTTTGAGTCAGAGTCAACACCACCAATAATTAAATCAACCTTCAAGTTCTTCTTTCAACTCCTTAGACCACATACCAATATCATCATACCAGACACCGACTGTGCGTTTCACTTCACCGTATTCATCATAAGCTTTCGCAAGACAACGATATTTAATTTTACTCTCACGGTCTTCTCCATAACGAAAGTCTAACCAGACACCACTAGTCAAATATTTTTTCATATTATAGATGTAGACTTCAAGGTCTTTGTATTGGGCTCTCTCAGTATACTTAATAGATTTCTTGAGATGCCTAATACCTTTTAGTTCCAACTCACAGGACTTAATCCATTGCTTCACTTTCTTCCAATGAAGGTAATAGTCTTCAGGAAGGTCACGAATACTCTCATGAACTCCCATCCGACCATCGTGGCCTCGTGCTGCCCGTGCTTTCGCAAGACGTTCAGACGCAGCCTTCTTCTGTTCCGCAGTGAGTTTTCTCTTTGCCATACACTATATAGTGTCGAAAGTTTGCAAAGAATTTACACGGAAAGAACGCCACCCCTCTACATCAAGGTCATAGACACGAACAGTTTCTTTCTTTTCATTAGCAACAACCTGAGTAGGTTTATGTTCATCAGGGATAAACTTCTCATTCAGTGTTGCTCGCATGTTGCGAACTTGGCCATCTTTCACTTTGATGAAAGACAGACGCACAATATTTTGTTGTAGTGTATCCATCACACTATCATATGTAAAATCAATTCCAGTCATTGTCATATCCTACTGTGTCTTGATAAGAGTTGGTAACACCAATCTCATTGAAATAATCTTTTGTGTCGTTCCAATACAGAACGTCACGGTTATCATAGTCACCTTCGAACAGGTCTTCAGCAACTTTCTTCTTTGGGCGGTTCATCATGCACACTCCTTCCACCAAGTTGGTTCATCACGATTAGTCCATTTTGCAAAGGACTTCTTCTCATTAATATAGTAGAAGCGATATGCATCTACAGGGTCTTCACGTTTGCAATACTCAGGCATTGCTTGTGCGAATTTCGTCAATCCCACTTTGGGAATGTTCTTTGGTATGTTTAGTAGTATATCAGATAAACGAGTGTCTGTCAAGTGAAATTTACCATACCGATGAGTATATTCTTTACACGCACTACGAAAGTGACGATACAACCAGAAGTAGTTATCATCAGACTCACGCAACCAGATGTTACTTGGATGATTGACATGAGATGCCTTGTAGAGTGAGTTATCAAGTGTCGGATGTTTCCAACGAGCAATCTTACGACCATTCGCAGTCTTACCATAATAGTGTTCACCATCAAGCACACGGTGTGCGGTTGACATCAGTTGAGCATACTCGACAATCATCTTGACAACATGTTTGTCAAGCATCATCTGGGCTGCCTTGATAGGGTCATTGTCTAGGTGAAAGATATTCATTTCGGTAAACACCCCACGATTTGTTTGACTGTGCTGACTTCACTGAGATACTCATAGGCATTCGCACAGTGATTATAACTGGTGAACTCCACGACTTCGACACTACCTGTCATCGTAAATAAAACTAGAAAATACATCATGCCAAATTCTCAATCTCTTTTAATACATCAGCAACTTCTTGAAAGGTCAAATGACCAATCACATCATCAGCGATAGTTGTATTGTAACACAAGTTTCCATTAATGTCAAGCACCGCGACTTCGAAAAGTCCATCGGTGTTGCCATACGAACTCTGATTACAAATCACAGACGCACCATACCCATTATCAAAAGTATATGTCTTCTGATACTGATTACGTTTCCTTATCGACACATGACTTACATTACGCTCCGACTGCATTGTAATATCCTTCCGCAGTAACTCGAAACTTCGCTTCATTCATAATCTGTTCTTGGACAAACAACTCTGAACCTGTGAACCATGCACACGCATCCTGCATGTCATTGAACTCAGCAATCGGAATGACCGTATCAATCGGGTCTTTCCAGTTGTCCATGCCTTCTGTGAGAGTGTCAAACTTCTCACGGAGAACATCGATACGCTCATCAGTAGCAAATGTTAGCAAAGCCATTAGCGAACCTCCTTAACCATCTTGATAAAGTCTTCAAGAGGCATGTCAACTTCCCAGTCTTGCAGACCCTCAACCGTAACATAGTCACGGTGGCCACTGCCAGGCCCATCAAGAACATCAGTCACTTTGACCGTCTTCTCAATCATGCCATGATGTCCACCGTCCCACGCCACTACTACAATATCTCTACCAATCAATTCCATAATCTCTTATCCTTTCGACTATACTTAATTATTACATATCTCGCGGAATTTGTCAAGCAAAAAATACTCATTAGTCTACCTTTCTAATAATCCCACTTAGAGAAGTCCCACCTGCCATCGAATGGTAAGTTCAATCCCCATTGACCACTCTTATTGTATCTGTAATTAGAAATGTCAACTTTCAAACGGTTAGCCTTCTCCCAGTCTCTATTCTTCCGTGCCACTCTCAGTTCTTCATTCATATTCTTCCAGATACGCTTATTGGCTGCTTTACGCTCCACCTCTAAACTCTTTCGATGGTCTCTTTGTTGCTTCCATTCGTGCCATATATACATCATCAGTTCACCTCTTATGTCCAATTATCACAACGACCAAGCTGACTCATCTGAGCCTCTTTCATGCGCTTTATGAGATATTCCATCTCTATACCAGTGCATTCTGCTATAGACTTCAATAAACGCATTACCTTCGTCTTATCATCTTCTAAGGCAATACGTTCTAAATCTAACAACAAAGTATTCATAATCATTTCCTCTCTCAATCTCTATATACATATTACGACAAAAAACATCTTTTGTCAAGCGTTTTTTTCATATAAATAGAAGAAAAGGAGACTGACATGTCTGACGAATTATTTGATTTTGGGTTTACCCTTGTAGATGAGAACGAACTGGAAGCAGTCCAGACTGCCACCGCACAGGTCGCATCAGTGTCCTCTAACGTGGAAGAGACCCAAGAGAAACTCAATAAACTCTATAATGCAATCCAACCGTTGTTGAACAACCTGAAGTTGAATCCTGAAAAGGAATACATCCTATGGCCTAATCGCACGGAGAAGATTGAACAGTTCGAAGACCATATTCAATCAATCTATCAAGGCGATAAGTAATGTTTCTAGTTAAACACCAACCTGTAGGTTATGATATAAATGGTAACTTGACAAGTAATTATATCTCAAAACCATTTAAGGAATTCTTTTTGGAGGAAATATCTAATGAGATTGGAGATTTCTTTCATACAAAATTAGACAGAAAAAAAATAATTCAATTATTTACTGACGGTGCTATTCTAGATTCTATGTTAGTCACATCAGCATATAACAATATTCTTTTTGTTCCAACATACAAGGTGGGAGACATCATTAACGATTCATCCTTAATCGGTTATCATTTTGCGCCTATGGTTCACCAACGAAATAATTCTGCTGGTAAATGTTATATAGTATCAACACCATCGCCGTTTTCGAAACTTTATGAAAATGCTGGATTAGAAGTGGTGAAGATAAACAATGAATATTTCATCGACACTAAAAAGTTGAAACTATCAACCGATGTTAAGTTTGATGCTGTAGTTCTTATGGGATGCGAATCTGTGACATCAGGTAAACATAGTGTTTCTTATGTTAAAAACATGTTTGCTCCATACTGCACCGAAGACTTTAGTCTAATTGATTTGTATGCTGGTAAAAATAGAACTCTACAACCGAACAGAAAACTTGAACAAAAAGATATAAGTCGCATCAAAAGAAATGCAAAGGTAATCAGTAATCCTGATGTCAAAACACCCTTTGACAATCGTCTAGAATATTTTCAGAGTGTTTGCGGAGTTTACTAATTATGGCTGATAGTTTATACATTTATACAAGTGAAAATACTATAGATTTATTCACCCCATCACTCAGACAGAAACTTGCGTCAAAGGTTTCTAACAAAGTTATTAATTATTACAGTAACATAAGGACTGATACACCTGTTGCAGGCAACGCAGACGAAATCAGTGCTTTGATACACTTTATCATCAGAGCTACCACCTATCACGGAGTGGGTATGAACAACATACTCAGTAAAATGGGTAGAAATAACGTTTTGTTCGTTACTAACTTTAATGATTCTGAATGGCCAAATTTTAATCTAATACACGAAGAAGTTTTAAATCCATTATCACTGAAACCCAATCTTGGGTTATTATGGACACCTCTTATTGACCAATATATGGAAGGTAGATGTTTCGTTAACTTTACATCTACGTTTCCATCAGGTGACCAAAGTGTGTTGAAGTATACACACGGTGAATTTGGTGTTCCATCAATAAACTGTAATAAGAAGTATGAACTTGGTATGACTGATTGGGAAATTGACCAACCAGATTCCAAATATGATACTGTCGTATTGGCAGGTATTGACAATCCTAGCGGTCAGGTTCATAACATCGAAGACATCAAATCAACCTTCGCACCATATTGCACTGATGATTTTATTCTACTAGACGAATTTGAGTCTGATGAGAGTAGGTTAGAAATAGCAAAACTATGGCCGCACAACAACCCAGATGAAATAAAAAGAATTGGTTTGGAGAGACCTCAGAGAATCGAAGGTAACAAACTAAACTTTGTTGAAGAGTATAGAAGTATAAATACTTACAGTCTATTTTCAGAGGAACTTGATGAAGCCACAATAAGTTTCAATAGAGCTAGCGAAACTTTGTTTGAATATTTTTTGGATATTTACTAATGTTATCATTTAATCAATTCCAACATATCGAAGAGGGTGTTAACGACCCCGCAATCTTCAAGGCAGTATTCCTTGCGGGTGGGCCTGGGTCTGGTAAATCGTTTATCGTAGGTAAGACGGGTCTTCCTGTTCTTGGATTCAGAGTCGTCAACTCTGATGATGCATTCGAGAATGCAATGAAGAAGGCTGGTAAAGCGATGACTCCTGACGAAATCTTCTCCGACGAAGGTCAAGAGATTCGTGGTAGAGCAAAGGCGTTGACTGGTAAGAAACAAGCAATGTATATCACAGGTCGTCTTGGTCTAGTCATTGACGGAACTGGTAAAGATTTTGCAAAGGTGAGAAGACAAGCCAAGGTTCTTCAAGACTTGGGTTATGACACTGCAATGATTTTTGTCAACACCGACCTTGATACTGCAATCGAAAGAGATAAGTTGCGTGACCGTTCAGTTGGTGAAAAAGAAGTTACCCAGATGTGGAAAGATGTTCAAAAGAACATTGGTGCTTTCCAACAGATGTTCGGTAAGAAAGATATGCTCGTAGTTGATAATTCAACTGGTAAAGACTTCAAGAAAGAAACGCTCCGTGCATATCGTGATGTTCAGAAGTTTATCAAACGTGAACCCGATAATCCACTCGCCAAGAAGTGGATTAAACAAGAGAAAGAGAAGCGCGGTATTACTCGTTAACCGTCAAGTGGATTTGGTCGCCACGAGGCTTTTCTATAACTGGCACTTATCTTTTCCAACTTACCTTCAAGAGTTACAACTCGTCTCTCTAAGTCTTCGATACGTTCTTTATCGGTCAACATGGCCTCACGAGACTCACGAATCTTCCGACCCATATAGTCCCAATAACTCTCACGTTTCATAACCAAATCTTCCTAGTCGGTGAAGAAGACTCGCAATCTTACGAGACTCTTCTTCATCTAAACTATTACCATAGTTGTGCATATACACTTGCAGTGCTTTACGGATTGTCGCATAGTCATCTGGAGCAAAGACTGCACGAGAGTTTAACTGTTTTGACATTAGTTAGAACGTTCCCAATATTGAAGACCTTCAGCAACGATAAGAAATGCGCCTGCTACAATACCAATTAGAGAAAACTCTACGATGTTGATACCAATCAATGCACCACCTAGACATATGCCAAACATATTGGATGTTGGTGTATCAAAAAATACTTTTACTTTATTCATATCTTAATCCTCAATGTAGATGATTTTGGAATTCTGAACAACAGCCAACTTGTCACCTTTGACAAAGTTGTTGACACGCTTGTAGTAAGCGATGTCGTTGTTAGACAGACGGTCAAGGGAGAACCCTTCGTTCAGTCTGAAAAGACGATAGGTGTTGTTGTCGGCAGAAAGTTCAGGATGAACGTCCTGAAGGACTTGTTCGATTGTTACGGTTTCACTCATTATATGCTCCATGTTTGGTGAACGCACAGGGACTTGAACCCCGAACCTACAGCTTAGAAGGCTGTTGCTCTATCCAGTTGAGCTATGCGTCCGATTGTTTTTATATAATAACACAATCGGTTATCAAAGTCAAGACTTATTTTTAGTCACTACGTTTATTTTTACATTATCTGGGACAGGAAACTTGATATCACTATGGTTATGATACAGATGGAACTGGACTTTTTTGAATTCATTAAACATACCAACCCACACATGTCTCCAGTTATCATTCAGTCGAACTGTGTTCTGTATTGAACGGTCTGATTCCAATAACAAGTCCGTGAAACTCTCTAGGTTCATATCGAAGATACTATCGAAACCGTAGATGTGAACCTCTGTTGCCTTCATCTTTTTGCAAGCGTAGTGAACCGCAAAATGACCACAGTTGAAATTAGTGGCCGCCTGACCTTTGGATTGACCTTCTCGTGCTGCATACTCTGGAACTTCAAGGTGGAAACCCTTGATAAGATGTGAGTATTTCATGTAGAATGTTCCGCTCTGTTCCATCCAAATCTTTGGACGATTGCCCAGAACCCAATCATACATGTCAAGTTTGATATGACCTTCTTGTAGTGCCATCATCATCTTGAAGTCAACCATACAGGTCGCCCAGACTTCCTTACGAGGAATTGCAAACGGTGGCATATTACATATTAATAGTTTACCCTTTGTCCCTCTCTGGAACATTCCAGCACTAGGGCCATTTCCTAATACGTTAACTCTCATTCATAGTCTCCATATCCGAACATCTCAATCTCATCACTATACTTTTCTGTAATCCATTTCTTCATGTGAGGTTGAATCAAATCGTTACTGTTTCTAATTCCCATCAGGTGTTTAAAACTTTTATTTCTATGAATACCCAAGTCGAGTTCGAACCCTAGATAATCATTTAGAATATGTATATCGTTTTTTAAGTTCTCAAACTTCATAATCGCGTCTGTCTCTTTGACCCATGTTGATAACGGGTGAACAAAGATGTGAGGCCATTGTTTCTCATGTTCTTCCTTCAACCAGTATTCGAAGTTGAAGTCATTCAGATAGTCTCCATCTTTCTCCCACACAGGGCCGTCCTTCATCACCCGATACAGAAACGCACCCATCAATCTATCCCACGGGTTTCGTATCACCGCAAAGATTTTGTAATCACACCATTTCCCATTACGTTTCTCGAGAAGATGTCTCTCAAGGTGATGAGGATATTGTGCGAGGTCATGACTCTCCCGATGCGTTATCTTCTCAGAATGGAATGCAGGAGACCCGTCATTCTCACCCTTGAGATATCGTATTTCTTGTGCGACTGACTTACCTCTACCGATATGATAATCGTTATCAAGAGTTCTTTCTAGTTCACCCTTGATGGTTGTTCCCGCAGATTTGGGAACATGGATGAACCCTATTTCTTTACTCGACGAGAGAAACATGTTTTCTATTTTCTAGGTGTTGTTCTTCAATGTCATCTTTGGACTGACCCATGTAACGAACCGCATGGTGCTTCTCAATCATATAGTCATTGATTGATTGGTCTGCGTAGTTTGTGGTTCTCCACAACTCACCCAGAATACGACCAAACTTACCCTTACCGTCCTTATGTGTTTTCAAAACAATACCGCCTTCGTCATCCAACAAACCAGTCAGAAAGTCCTTTGCAGCAAGACCATATTTTTTTTCTTCGAGGTCGCGTGTGCGTGACTCGGGCGTATCAATACCATACATTCGAATACGTTGTTTACGCATCCACACACCAAAGCCGAGGTCGATATCAACGTCAACTGTGTCGCCGTCAATAATCTTCACGACATTACATCTATATTCATACATTCATTTGTTTCCTTATTGCTTGATTACCTTTTTCACCCGTGTGGTGAACAATTAGTGGCTTCCTCACCGCGATACCATCTTGATAGTCGATACGCAATGTATTATATGTGTGAGGTAATGGATTTATATATGCAAGTTTTTTCAACTCATCTCCACCCATCATGAAGTAGAGAACCTCTTGGTCACCCTGAACTGGATTACTAACACAGTTACTTGCCCAGTCCCCAAGTATTGTAGGTGTTCCTTCAATCAGAACAACACCAGAATTATACCATTTACCCATCTCATTCCTTCGAGCAGTCCACGGTCTATCCTCTACCATACCAAGTTTGTTTGGTTCAGACAGGTCAAAGATATGTTCTATATTCCCTTTGATTTCACAATCAGTATCAATCCAACAAACCTTGTCAACATCTCTGAGACGTGAGGCTGTCAGTATCGCACGGGGTTTCTTGAACCAACCCTTTTCCTGTGATTTGATAGGAATGATATGATACATGGATATGTGACTCAACATCTCTTCGGACATACCGAAGTCAGCAATGATGAGGCGACCTTCATTGTGTCGTTCAAAGTTATGAATGAACCACGGGAGTTGCCACTCTGTGTTGATATCACATCCAGTTAGAAATACTTCACGCATCGATAATCTTATACCCCTTCTTCCAGTTGTGCTTTGCGCGACAACCTTCTTCTACCTGAATCGTGGTGAAACTATCTTTCGCCTCTGCACAGAATGGATAGTATTCCTGTAACCACGGAAAAGTATCAAGGTTCAGATACACATCAGTTGGTTTCGCGAACTTGGGTGCAGCCTCTACGAGTTTCTTCGCGCCTGCGGGCGTGACCATATACGCATGTGCGCCTGGAAAGTATTTCTTGGTTGTTAGTGGATTGATACCAAGAGTCTCTGGCGTATTCCAATTACCATATGATGGCGCACCAATGTTCATCGCATACTGAAATGGTTGGGTTGGGAGGGGTGCGGTGATGACCGCATCGTGTTCAAAGATTGCATAGGTCTCTTTACCTGATGCACATTCTTTCCACAATGAATAGTGTGACAGGAATGCAGAGATACAATTCAGATTACGAGAGTATCTCTCGTCAAATGCGCTTGGTGGAATACGTTCACGTTCTAGTAGTTCGAGTGGTTCGTCATTAGGCGTGATAGCACGAAACCATTCTACAGTCACACCGTGTTTTTTGCCTGACTCGATACATCGTTCAGCGACATCGATACTCGATGAATTGTTGATTAGTGTAATTACTTTTGCTTTCATGACGTTGTGGTTGAGACCAACCCCCTCTGAATAGTTGTATAGTAAGGATAGACCACTTGCATCCACGGAAAGAACTGTCTGTTCATGATTGCATCATTGGGCCACATTCCAATACTCTCTGTCATTTTTAATACTTTCTTTGCACCTTTTGGTGTAATTATATATGCAGAATTTCCAGCGAGTCCGTGAGGATAGTTGTCCTCAAGGTCTGGAACTGGTTGTAACCCCATACGCGAACTGACCTTCGAATGAAACAAACTCGCCTTTCGAGTTGCACCACGAGGGTCATTGAGTCCTACTATACCACCTTTGAACCCATCTGTCAAGTCCAAAAATCTAAACTTGCGAGTGAAGAGTGCATCATGTTCCAGAACCATAATCGGTTCGTCAAGGTCGATTGACTTCTGCCACAGACGCATGTGACTCACCATACACGCAATACGATTCTGTAGGTCTGCGGTCTGATAGTGTTGAAGGTATAGTCCTGTCGCAAAGTCCATACCATCTTGACTTGGTTTGGTTGGATATGTCCAATCAAGTTTCAACCACATATCTTCTTCGAGAGACTCTGGTGTAGTCGCACGAAAGATTATTGGTTCAAGTTCTGAACCCGTGTCATCGATAGACTTGACCACGCGATTAGATGCATCACGAGAGTCACGGTCATCAAGAAGAGTGATTATGTAGGCTTGCATCTTTATCCATAATGTTTTCGTGATAGGCTTCCAGATAAACACCACCAACATGTGTTAGGTGGTAATGATTATTTGGTTCTGATAGAATTTGATACCAACCCTCTTCAGCGCCCTTTAGTTCTTTGTTTTTATATAGTTCATCAACTAAGTCGCAATCCCAAGACTTATATGGATGTATAATCAATGCATCGTTGATATAAAATACTGCGCCATCCTGCATCTTAGTCAACTGATGGTAATACCTCTTCGAGTTTTTTGCAATGTTGATTGTATTGAATCCTATAGGTATTTCTTCATCATGTGACTTCTGTATATGCGATTGCCAATCAATCTTTTCAGATGCAATTGCATCAAACCGACTCCTTATCACAATATCACACTCTGGAATATTTTTCATCATATGATTGTGGATTAGTATTTGTTTGTGCCAGTTGATACTCTTGTCTCTAAATTTCTTCAACCATTTGTTACGACTACCTTCCATATCTCTATGATTTCCATCGGTGTCCAAAATGTCTTCATCACTATACCTAAAAAATTGTCTCCTCTGTAGACTTTCTTGGTCTCCATATGGTTTCGTATCAAGGACAGGATGATAAGTCATCTCAGGCTCACCCATCTTGAAATTTGAGTCATAAACACAGTCAGTATATGTTCCTGTGAAGTAATTATCATGAGGAATAATTCTACGCAATCTTTCTGTGAAATCAAGTCCCATCCACTTACCCGACACACACAACGAAACATTTATCGACACAGGTAAGTCTCTAAGTCTTCGGGTGTTCCAAGACCCCACATGGTATCTGCCTCATATGTGTGTATCTGTTTACCTTCTTTGAGGGCAAGATTATACACAGGACAAACATAGAATTCATTATTCACACGAATATCATGGTAAATCATATCTTCGGCATAGGTTACATAATCCTTACCACGTTTCCAGTAGTAGAACCCAACAGTCGCATTGTCACTGATAGGGTTCTTCTCTGCGACCTCTACAACCATTCCCATACCATCAGTCTTTGCGTATGACCACTTGGGGTGGGTTGCCTTGAATGTGACAAGACCACCATCAGCTTCTTTCTCGTTCATTGTATACATGAAGTCAATCGCGTCCCACTCAACATACTGGTCAGAGTTCGCGATGAACAATGGGTTATCGTTGTCGATATATTCTTTTGCAAGAAGAGTTGTGCAGGCTGCACCTTCGGTCACACCATCGACCTCTACAATCTTACAGTTCGGTGCAATCAGGTTCAACATTGAGTCGAGGTTATATTGTTTGCGGTGTTCTTTCTGAACAACAAAGATATAGTTTGCATCAAACCCTAGATTATCCACAACCGTCTGAATCATAGGTTTACCCTCAACATCAATCAAGGGTTTGGGAAAGGTATACCCCGCATCAACAAAACGACTCCCCGCCCCTGCCATCGGAATCAGGACATTGAGTTTATCATCTTTCCACTTCGGTTTCACTGGTTTACCTTTTATCTTCTCTACTAGGTCAACGTTTACTTCTTCGGGTGAACTCACTCGTATCACATTCGCACCTGAACGATGAGCTGCGAGTAGACCTGTTGGAGAGTCCTCAATAATTATAGTCTCTTCGGGTAACACTCCACATTGAGACATTGCTTTCCAGTATATCTCTGGATGTGGTTTTGCGTGGTCTACATCATCAGCAGTAATAAAAAATGAACATAGATGAATAACACCAATTCTGGATAGGCATTTCTCCACGGTTTTTTTAATCGCATTAGAGCATATTCCAATATCATAACCGTCTTCCTTTAGTCGTAAGAACAAATCTATAATGTCATCGTTCTGTTGTATCGTATCTAATCTATCATATGTGTTCAGTTGTTTTTCTTCGAATATCTTTTTCGACTCTGATTCAGAGTAACCCATACGAGATAGTTTGTCTTTGGTGGTCATACCATCATAGACTCTCAGGTGTTCCTCCTGAGTTATTGCACGGTGACCCAGTGCTTTGTTTAGTGCCTCGTAGTGGATATCCTTTGTATCAACCAGAACACCATCTAGGTCAAAGAGGACAAGTTTAATCATTTGGTCAATGCGATGATATATGTGTCACCACACTTTGTTTCTTTGCGTCTATCATATGTCTTATGATTATATTTTTCAAGTGTTGTCATAAAATGATTATGTTTCAATACATCATATAAGTCAAGACGATTTTGAATCCACGGGTTAGACATTTCGTTTTGACTCATTCTATGTAAAGGCCAGATATCTTCGATGAAATATGTTCCATCTTCTTTTAAAAAAGGAATACAGTTCTCAAAAGTCAGTCGATTTGCTTCGGGCCAATGTGCGCCATCATCAATAATAAAGTCAAACTTCACATCACCCCATTCACTCTTAATCTTACTCCCAAGAGACGCATCCATAGAGTCTGCTTTTAACCAGTGAACACGTTCTTCACTCAAAATATCCAACTCCTCTGGTAGAGTCCTCACAAAGATGTCAATCGTATAGATGTTCGCATTCGGCAAGTATTCATGAAACGCACGAGTTGATGCACCCTTGAAAGTTCCAATCTCAAGAAGATTGATTGGTTTCTCTCTCACAGACTCAAAGTATTTCTCATACTCTTTATAGTAGTGATGTTTCTCTGTGCCTTTATCACACTCGTATTTGTCAAATAGTTCTCTAAGCATTCCAATAGTTCCTTGTTGGGCCTGTGTCAAAATCATAACCCCAGTAATCAATATCTTTTTTATACCAGTCAGCGACAATCTGAATTGTCTCTGGTGTATATAGGTCTCGACATAAACATCTATTTTCTGTCACATTCATCGGTTCTACATTTGATGTAAATCCAAAATATGAATTAATATCTTCATCAAAGTTTTCAAATCTGAGAATGTCGCTACGGACTTCCCCATCATCTTCTACGACAAAATCAAATGAGGGCGACCAACTACGAATGGAACATAGATGATGCACGGAGCTGAGGTCTTTTGGTTTCATGGGTTTTCCCCATAGGTGTCTCTGTTCTACAAACGCCTCAAATGAAGTGAGGTCAACATAATTGTGGTATCCATAGTAAAAACTTTCCTCAATTTCATAGATAACTTTCTTTGCGTAAAAGTAACGTGACACAACTCTATCCCACGGATTACGGACAATCGCTACAGTATCAAATTTATCCATAAAAGATTTTGACCTGTCAACATATCGCCAGTGTCGATGTCCACTCCACGTTTGAAGTTTAATCTTTCCGATAAACTCAGGTCTCTGAAAAGTTGTGCCTGCATTTTTAGGTATATGAATAAGTAGTTTTTCCTTATCCACGATTCCAATAGTTCCTTGTTGGGCCTGTGTCGAAGTCATAACCCCAGTGGTCGATGTCTTGTTTATACCAATCCGCGACAATCTGTGTTGTCTCTGGTGTATATATGTCTTTGTAATGAATCCCGTGTCCCGTCTTACCTTTGTCATTAGGCACACGGGTTATGTTTCTTGGTTCGGGATTTGCGAGAGTTCCGAAGTATTGTTTTACATCATCATTATAGTTCTCAAATCTAAGGATATCACACTTCACATTACCGTTCTCATCGGCTACATGAAAATGCGATGGATACCAGTTACGAACTGCACGATGCCACATATACTCTTCCCCGCCCCACTTATGTCGTTCCTCAAGGAATGCCTCAAACGAAGAGATGTCTGCATATTCTGGTGGTTGTGTCCCCTCGTGCAAGATTACTTTCTTTGCAAACAGATATCGAGAGACAACTCTGTCCCACGGATTACGGACAATCGCAACCGCACGGAACTGGTCACGAAGGTCTGACCGCCAGTATCTCAGTGGAGCATGTTCATAACCCTCATGGTCTTGAGTCTTTTTCATCTTCTCAACCAGACCTTTGGTATATTTCTTATTGATATGATGGTCAGGTTGTGCGAGTAACACTTGTTTGCGGATGTCCATATTCTTGCGAATCGTCATACCACCGTTTTTTGGAATGTGAACAAATAGTTTCATTTTCTTTCCCACTTTACATACATTCTATTCTGGTCAGGCATAAACTCCGTGACCCTATAACCCGTTGCTTCTGAAAGCATTATATGATGATTTATATGCCATTCAAAGAAAGGAACTTTGTTCACATTCTTATTGTCATGGTCACGATGGCCTGGATTACATCTCCAGTAGATACGCGACTTATCTTTCATACAGAACTTAGTCAAGTTATCGATTTGTTTTGCGACATCCGTAAACTCACCAAAGTTAATACTACCTAAACAAAACGCAACATCAAACTTCTCTTGAGGTTTATAGTCCTCTATTGCCACCTGTTCGTCTGACCCAACATCTGTAATATCGATACCGTGTAGGTTTTTAATGTGTCTCTTAAAAGGATTAACCCCACAACCCACGTCAAGCACAGATTCTGTATCATTAATTTCATCTATCAATCTCCATCCAGTCCAGTAATAACTATCAAGTCCTGCGGTGCGAGAACTCGGCCAATCATATGTGAAATAATCTCTTAACCATTCTCTGTCGTAGGTAACCATATATAGTAATCTCTTTTTCCATCATTATGTTTTTCAAGTTCATGTTCTTGAACAAATTCCGTGATGAGAAGGTTCTGCATCTGTATCTGTTCTATCATATTGTCATCGTCACGATACCACTTGTAGTCAGGATACGAGATATTCCAACCACCACATTGATGCCACCAATCGAAACATTCTTGGTTAGTTCTATATACCAAATGAATAGGACAACCAAAGTCCATGAGATATGGTAAGTGATATGCAAATGTGTGAGACTTGATTACGCGAATGCCCTCACCACTGAAAGGTTCGTCCCAGTGTTTCTCTTCGTTTCTAAACTCCATGCCGGGGTCAAAGTATGCACCTCGATGCATCAGGTTCTTACAACCCTCACGACCACGCCAATACTCACGTTCAGGTGACATATCTGTCTTGTCAAGGTCATCACGAGTGTATAGGTGGTCTTCTACATACCCACTCCAACGACTGCCTGGCGCACCTGTTACGAAGATATACTTACCGTTCATTCTTTGGTCTTATCCCATTCCATACTTGTTCATCAAGCCAGTGAGAGTCAACATGCTTTACATACTTCTCATTCGGGTTCTCACTGATTGTCTTATTTATTCGTTCATCATCATATGCAATTGGGAAGTCTAGAACCTTTGACAACCACTTCAGGTATGCACCGCCATAGAGATAGAGTGACTCGTGTGATAGGAAGTGTAGGTCTGCATCTAGATTGTAATAGTATTGTAGTGCAGTCGGCATTGTCACTTCTTTTCGGACTCGTCTCTGTTGCTCTTTATTGATATTCTCTTCTCTTACAACGACACAGACTTTCACATCGTATCCCGCATTCTTCGCTTCGTTTACAACTTCTTGTATCTTCGGGACTTGTTTCACTCCGTCATACACAAAAGGCACACTGACATTTGCAACAATCGCAGAACCCTCCAACATACTCTTTGTCTTTGACGGGTCAACCCAACACTCTGCAAAGGGTTCTTCGTCACTTGGTATCCAATACTTGTCACCAAAGTCCCACCCATTCACATACGGATGATAACCAAGAACTTTACTGAATAGATGATTACCAGACCCTTGTGGGCCTGTGACTATCAGTAGTCGTTTATACTCTTTGTTGCCCGACATAGGTTCTCACTTTCAATGGGTTGACTTCATCTGTTGGCCCTGTTGCAGAGTCAGGACTGAATACAAATAACGTAACATCCTCACCCTTATTACACATAAAATTATGTAAAACATTTCTTTCCATAACCCAACAGTCACCCGCTTTGATAGGGAACATCTCACCATTATCAAGTTCAATCTCACCCTTACCAGACAGGACTAATCCGATGCGTTGACTTGGGTGGGTGTGGAGAGTCTGTTTCATTCCTGCGGGGAAGTGGACATAGTTGATGACGGGGAGTCCAAGACGGCCTGGGTTTACTGCGGTGGTGTTCGTGCCGCCATCCATGTATGATAGGTTGCCTTTTGGATTATCGTGTGGTATAAACATGCGGTCATCGTTGAGATGTAGACCGTAGAACTTGATGTGAGCAAATACAGATGTCTCGTTGTGTGTCTCAACCGTGAACTCATTATCTGTCTGTCCTGCAAAACTGTTTGTATCGACAGACCAGCCATTCTTCATATGGACACTACAATCTTTGCCCATGATATAACTTGTTCCGATAGACTCGTGATTGTTGAGATAGGTTGTGTTAATACCCTTTACAACTTGGATATCATAATTCCAAATATCAGTAACTTGATAGGTCTCTGTATTCTCAATTTGTTTCATCATAATCCTGTCACTTCTCTAATCTCATAAGGTATAAAGGGGTTTGTCATTCTTTCGGGATGCCAGACAATCGCACAGACATTACCCTTCATCCAAGACTCTGTGTTACCTTCATCATCAATGTATAATTGTATCACATTTTGGGGTAGTTTGTCAATACAAATATTATGAAAACTATTCACATGTCTATGTGTAGGTATGTTACCATAGACGAGATGTTCGGTATCATAGTGACCCTCACAGTCTTTTGTGCTGCCACCGAGCATCTCTGTCAGTAGAAACGCACCATGACAGATACCGAGCATAGGTTTACCCAGTCTCGACATTTCGGTTATGAGGGATACTTCTGTGAGGATGCGAATCTCTTCGTTGTCCCCACCCGTAATGATGAGTAGGTCGAGAGACTCCGCAAGGGATTCATAATCTAAGTCTTCACGGTTGGGAATGGGGATGAGTTCATGACCCTTCAACAACCTATACCAGTTGTGGTCTAAAGAGTCATGAACTTGTCCGTTGTGCGTGAGGACTCGTTGTGTGAGTCCTATTCTCATTTACCAACCGTAGGCTGCGTTTACGAGTTCGCGTGAACCTTTTGCTTCTACTGTGTTTTCACACGAGATTTCAAACAGGTCTTTACGCATTGCTTCGATGATACCTTGAACACGACTTTGTGTAGACTCATTCGTTGCAAGTTTGCGTAACATGTATGCGCCGATACCACTGTGAAAACCTTCGTCTTTGGCAATCTCACGATAACGACCAGAGATGAAACTATCTTCGATAGTATCTGCCATCTGATTCCAGACTGCTTCTGCACGACCTTCCGCAACCAACTGATATGCGGCGAGGACTGCTTCGTCGTTCTCTGCGTCATACTTCTCAAGCAGTGATGCGCCTTTGGCGGTGTCTGCTTTTCTTTCAGCTTCAAGTGCTTGGGAGACGTTTACTTCTTCACCAGTGATATGTTCAATAACTTCTTTGACCATACGGTAGTGTTTTGCTTCGTCTGCTGCTTGTTTTGAAAGCAATTCTAATTCTCTTGGGTCTGCATCATCTTCTGCACTAACAATCTGTGCAGAGATTTCAGACATATTCATACGTTCATTGACCATACGACCAATGAAGTGGTCAACCATTTCCTCTTTGGAAAGGTCGTTCTCGAAGTATGCCTTGACGTTCATCTTGGATGCTTCGAACAATGCTTGGTTTTCTTTGCGAATTTTCTTCACAA